GCAGAAGACGCTAAACGCATTGCCGAAGAAAGACGGATTGCAAATCTCACTCCAAAAGAATTAGCAACCGAAAAGAAAGAACCTTGGGTAGCTGTATTAGATACTCATGTAAACAAAGATAATATTCGCAATGGTTTTTTTGAACTTGACTGGAATGAGTATTTTGTGTTACAATTAAAACAAGCTGGTTACAAAGGTGATACAGAAGAATCTATAGTGGATGCATGGTTTGGTGAATTGTGTAGAAACGTTGGTAACGAAGCAGGTGTTAATATGAATCAGCGAAGCGCTGGTTATATTAATGTAAATAATTTAGGCGACGGAAGAACTGAGATTTCTTAATGAGCAAGACATACATACTGGTAGACACGGCAAATACATTCTTTAGAGCAAGACACGTTGTGCGTGGTAGTCTCGAAGACAAAGTTGGCATGAGCATTTCCACTGTGTTAAGCAGTGTTCGCAAAGCATGGCGCGAGTTTAACGGTAATCACGTCATCTTCTTCTTAGAAGGTCGAAGCTGGCGCAAAGACTTTTATGCTCCTTACAAGCGTCAACGCACTGAAGCCCGGGCGGCACATAGTCCACGTGAAGCAGAAGAAGAAAAAGTCTTTTGGGAAACATTTGATCAGTTTAAAGACTTTGTCATTAACAAGACTAATTGCACAGTATTGCAACATCCGCAATTAGAAGCAGATGACTTGATTGCAGGTTGGATTAAAAGTCATCCGGAAGATACTCACGTTATTATTTCAACAGATGGCGACTTCGCACAATTGATTGCACCTAACGTAAAACAGTATAATGGTGTAATGCAGATTACAACTACACACGAAGGATACTTTGACGAAAAAGGTAAACGTGTTGTTGATAAGAAAACGTTGTTACCAAAGCCTGAGCCAGATCCCGTATGGTTACTCTTTGAGAAGTGTATGCGTGGCGATACAAGCGATAATATCTTTAGTGCTTATCCAGGAGTACGCGAGAAGGGGACAAAGAATAAAGTTGGTCTCCGTGAAGCCTTTGCCGATAGAGGAAGTAAAGGATATTCGTGGAACAATCTCATGCTCCAAAAGTGGGTAGATCACGAGGGTGTCGAACATCGTGTTAAAGATGATTTTGATCGTAATGTAATACTATGCGACCTCGATGCACAGCCCAATGATATTAAATTGTTAATTGCAGAAACAATTGCAACAGCAACTACCGCAGAAAAGAATATCCCCCAAGTCGGAGTCAGACTATTGAAATTCTGTGCAGAATACGATCTGCCAAAAATCAGCGAGCAAGTTACAAGTTATGCAGAACCGCTTAATGCAAGATACACAGCATAATTGTTTGTATGGGGATACTTGTCCAAGTAAAACAATCGGCTGCAAAGGAGACAGTATGACCAATGTTATATCTAAAGTAGTAATTCCAAATAAAGAGTGGATTATCGAAGATCATGGGGAAAAAATTGGATCTGTTGCAAAACTAAAAAAAGGCTATGAGTTTTTTAGACACGGCAAGAGAATTAGTTTTAAGGACTTAAAAGACCTTACTAAAGAATTTGGGAATAATCTCTTCGAAGATAAAAAAGTTCCTAAGTTTGAAATTGAACCGCTCTCACATCGAATTTATGATTTTCCTTGCAGTTCTAAGCCATACGAAGCAGTTTACAATGTTAAGAAAAAATTACCGTTGTTTGCCAAAAGCGCCAAAAGTAAAAGTCAATATTGTGCAGGGTACTATGTAATTAAATTCCGCAAGGGGTGGGTAAAGTCTTTCTGTCCTAAATTAATCACATTAGAACGTTATCCATTTCATGGACCTTTTAAATCAGAAGCAGAAATGAAGACAATGCTAACCACAGTTAATAAAAATGAAACAACTTAATACATTACCAATAGAAGATTTTTTAGATAAGGCAAGGATTGCTAGAAAGAGTAATCAACGTTCGTTGATATTAACTTCTAAGGAATTTACTGATTTGGCCGATAGCATAAGTTTGGTTATGACTCGATTGTCGGGCAATTTAGACCAGACATTGTCTGAAAATCAACTTCCGGACACTATTGAAATACGAGTAGACGGTGGTAAATTTTAACTAGACCTGCTAAATATATACGCACTTTTCGGAGAATGTATATAATGAGCAGACCTAAGCCAAAAGTTTTATTAGAAATAACGAACAAGAAATCCTACAAAACTGATCAGGTTTTAGAGTCGGACGCCATTTGGGCAGTATTTTATCAAGATAAGCCTATTAATTTAAAAACAACCAGTGTAGTTGCACAACAATTAGGCCCAAAATATAAAAAAGTTAGTTTTTCCAATAGCGGACATGCATTTAATCTAGCAGAAAAATTAAACAAACTGTTCAACAGTTCTGACTTTGCTGTTTTTAAATTAACAACAGGCGAAAAAGTCACAGATGAATCCCAAACATGATATCACCAAAGCTGTACTAGAATCAATAGGGTTGGTTGCCGACGAACAAAGAATAAAGCAAACTATCCCAATTTGGTGGATGAACCCTAGAAGAAAAGAAAAAGGCGGGTTGCGCCTAACTGAACAAGGGTTTAAGTGTCTTAGGCAAGCAGACATTAAATGCTATGAGCTCAAATTTGAAGAACCAATAATTGTTACAAACGAGCTAGCAATTTGGATAGACCAAAATATTGACTGCCCATTTTACTTAACCCATAATAGAATATGGGTTTTTGGAGAAAAAATGGCTGTACAATTAGTGTTGTTTTCTGGCAACATTGCAAAATTCCACAGGGCTCGGAAAAGATTTGCAGAAAAAGATAAAAACCACTTGACGTAGACGCAGATCTTTGCTATACTAGTAACACTGTAAACAACTTAACTCCACAGTTTTTTAGAAAGAAGCACTATGTCAGAAAAAATGTCCGCCCATCGTACCCTTGGTCCTAACGAAGCCAAAATGGCAATTCGCAAGTGTATGAAAAAGCAACGCCCTGTTTTTATGTGGGGGCCCCCTGGTATTGGTAAATCCGATATTGTTAAGCAATTGGGCGAAGAACAAGGCCGCAACGTTATCGACGTTCGATTGTCTCTTTGGGAACCAACTGACATTAAAGGTATTCCGTTTTACAATTCCACTCTTAATACTATGAGCTGGGCTCCGCCGCTTGAATTTCCTCAAGATCCAGAGGATAATTCCATCCTGTTTTTGGATGAATTGAACTCGGCTGCGCCAGCTACCCAAGCCGCTGCCTATCAGCTGATCCTGAATCGTCGTGTTGGTACGTATGTATTGCCCAAAGGTGTAACAATTGTTGCCGCAGGTAACCGTGAAAGCGACAAGGGTGTTACTTATCGTATGCCTGCTCCGTTGGCTAATCGTTTCCTGCACGTTGAACTCCGTTGCGATTTTGATGACTGGCACCAGTGGGCTGTTACCAATCGTGTACACGAACAAGTTGTAGGTTACTTGGGTTTTGCCAAGCAGGACTTGTATGATTTTGATCCAAAGTCTCCCAGCAAGGCTTTTGCTACTCCACGTAGCTGGTCTTTTGTTGGTGAACTGTTGGAAGAAGACGACGTGTCCGATAGCACGTTAACTGACCTGATTGCAGGTGCAGTTGGTGAAGGTCTTGCTGTTAAATTTATGGCACACCGCAAGGTTGCTAAACAGATGCCTAAGCCAGAAGACATCTTGGCAGGTAAAGTTAAGAAGTCAGATATTAAAGAAATCTCTGCAATGTACTCACTGACTATTAGTCTGTGCTACGAGCTTCAAGAAGCTGACCGCAAGAAGACTAAAGATTGGGATGCAATGGCAGACAACTTCTTTGGCTACATGATGGATAATTTTCCAACCGAATTGGTTGTTATGGGTGCAAAGGTCGCGTTGACTAACTATCAATTGCCTTTTGATGCTTCCAAACTTGCAAACTTTGACAAGTTCCACGATAAGTACGGCAAGTACATTATCCAAGCAATGGAAGGTTAAAATTGGGCCCGTTGGGGCCCTTTTTTACTTGCTCTTTGATCAAAAAGAATATATAATTATAGTATTGTAACAAGGAAATATTATGGCAAGTGTAATGAAATCCGAAAAAATGAAAAAAGAAGAGTGGGCAAGCAAGACGTTCACTCCTGCAGAACAAGCAAAAATCCTTGACAAGTTAATTACTGCTCGAGTTGGCTTGTTGCTCCGACATCCGTTCTTCGGTAATCTTGCTACACGTCTTAAAATGGTAGAGGGCGGTGATTGGTGCAAGACTCTTGCAACTGATGGTCGCAATTTCTATTTCAATTTTGGCTTTGTAAACAAACTTACTCCTAAGGAAGCAGAGTTTGGGTTTGCACACGAAGTCCTTCATAATGTGTTTGACCATATGGGCCGTCGTGACGGCCGTGATCCCCAATTGTCTAACATTGCCGCAGACTACGCAACTAACCAAATTCTTAAAGATGAGAGAATTGGTACAGTGCCTAGTTTTATTAAAATCTTCCAAGATGACAAATATCGTGGCATGAGCTACGAACAAATCTATCAAGACTTGTATGACAAAGCCGAAAAGATTGATATCTCCGAATTAGGAGAATTGCTCGACGAGCACTTGGATGGAGAAGGCGACGGAGATGGTGAAGATGGAGAAGATGGAGATAAACCTGGTAAGGGCAAAGGTCGCCCAAAACTAACTGCCGAAGAAAAGAAAGCTATCCGCGATGAGATCAAGGAAGCTATGGTAGCGGCTGCTCAGTCTGCAGGTGCGGGAAGAGTTCCTGCATCGGTTGCACGTATGATCAAAGACTTCACTGAGCCAAAGATGGACTGGCGTCAACTGTTGCGTATGAATATCCAAAGTATTCTAAAAAGCAATTTTAGCTTTAGCCGACCTAGCCGCAAGTCACAAC